ACGAACAACGTGAGTTACCCGCTCGGCTGTGTTCAAGTCACTCGCCGAATACGGAACAATCAAATCTTCCGCAGGCACAAACTTCGACACAGCCCGCTGTTTGCCCGGATCAAAGTAAACCTTCTTGAAGGTCGATCCAGTGAGCGGCAAATAGAACAGCATCTGATCCGTGTCAGGATCATACTCCTCCATGATCTCCGTAATCTGGTAGTTCATGAAGTCCTTCACGCGCTGCGCCTGATCCTCGAGGATCTTGTTCGACGCACCTAGAACCTGTGTCCTTACAGGACCACCTGCCGGCAGCATCTCCTTGTACGCCTGCGCCTGAAACTGCGTGACAGCCTCACTCAACAGCGGATGATGCACACCACTCGCACCAAGGAACGGCTCATTGCGCTCCTCGTAATTCACACCCAACAGCTTCAAGCCCTTGGATATCGCCTCTTCCCAATCCTCACGAGACTCCTTGTCATCGTCGATCTTGTCCCGAAGATCCGAGGACAACGACCCGAGGACGGAATCATCAAGAATCTCCGCCAGATTAGCGTTGTGGTCGTACAGTGCAGCTTGGACCTCGATGCTTTCTTCCATGCCAGCAAGCTCAATGCCCTCGGGGAGCATGTCTTCTGCGGGAAGTTCGACCATCATTTCTTCTGGCAACTGTTCAGCCGGACCACCAGCGCCCATTGCCATGTCTACCATCTGCGGAGGAAGTGCCATTAAAAGGTTCCTTTGAACGTGCCACCACGGGCCTTCATTACGGCGCCGCCGTTTTTCCTTCGTGTGAAAGGCTGTTTTTGGCCGGAGAGCGCCCGGACAAGATCAGCTAGTCGGCCCTGTCTGTCAAACGGCCTACCTTGCACACCAAACGGATTGCCGCGTGGTGACCTAGTGAAAACTCTGCCGGGGTTGTTTTTCTTGGAAAAAGGATCCTTACGTCCAGCCATCAAGCTACTCCTATGCCAACCTTGTCAGCTTCCGCTTTTCAGGAAGCATAATTTTTGAGAACCTGTTAGGGACAAGCCGAACACGAGGCTTAGTAGTAGTCCCTTTTCTTTGCGGGAAGCCAGTCTTCAAGTTCTTCACCTTGTAAACTAATAAAACCACCTTGACGAAAACGCATCAAGGCCATTGTCATGCTATCACAGAAGTCATCATGATCGCCATTTGGAAAGGAAGCTACTTCCTCGATTACCTCATCCGCGAACTTCTGCGCGGCAGGATACCACACTTTTCCTGATTCGAATATCGGGGATGCCATATGCATCCTTGTCATCTTGTCGAGACCACCCCCGCCCTTCTTGCGGCCCGGAGCAAAGGTAATGACAGGGAGGTTCAGTAACCTCATCTCGTCAGCCAAAGGTGTACCAGTCGCCTTGGCCTCGATCAGCATCATGTCAGGTTCCCAGTATTCGTTCTCTTCCTGTGCAATCTGCTTCAACTCAGGAAAGTTCCAACGGCCACGTTTCGCGTCTAGCAGAATCAGGTGCTGATCACCGTTGCCGTGCGGCTCAAACACACCCCACGTCGTGATCGCCGAGTAGTCAGCCGTCTCTTTCTTGCTGTACGCCGTATCATAGGACTGAATTATGTAGTCTAGCTGCGGAATGTCCTCTTCTTCCCACGCATTCCACCACTCGCGCTTGATGACAGCGGTTTCCTCAGATACCGGGTTCTGTTGCCACTGCGCGTTCCATTTGCCCACGGATAGGGCAGCTTTGACCTTCAGAAGCTCTTCTTTTTTCCAGAATTCAGGCCAGAGCGGTTCCCCCGAAGGCATGATGGCAGGGAATTCTACTACCTCCCACTGGTCCGACATGATGTCGTTACCCTGCGCTTGCAGTAACCTGCCTGTCAGATCCTTCTTAGACCACCGTGTTTGCACGATAATGATGGCACCGCCCGGCTGGAGACGCTGACGCGGGCCGGATGTGTACCATTCATAGGTCTGATCGTACGCTGTGGAGGATAATGCGTCCTGCTCCGAGTGCGGATCGTCAATAATCAGTAGATCTGCTCCGCGACCAGTCATTGCAGCGCCCACCCCGGCTGCAAAATATTCCCCGCCCGCGCTGGTCTCCCACCGACCTGCTGCTTGGCTGTCCGCTTTCAGGTCAGTGTCTGGAAAAACCTCGTGATACATCGGGTCTGCAATGAGATCTCTGACCTTGCGTCCGAATCTTACAGCAAGTTCGGTGTTCATTGTAGCCTGAATGATTTTCAACTTGGGATTTCTGCCGAGGAACCACGAAGGCATCAAATAAGATGCGAACTCTGATTTCGAGTGTCGGGGCGGCATGTTGACTATCAAACGCTTCAAGTCACCCGACGCGATGCGTTCGAGTTTCTCAGCAATGATTTTATGATGACGCCCGACTATGAATCCATCGTAGACGTGATCGACGTACGACATGAAGTTGGACTGCGCCGCCTCGCGGGTATCGAGCTTCTTCAACTGCTCTTCGAGTAGCAGAAGCTCACGCAGATCCTGGTCGGGCATTGTGTGGAGGGCACCGGACATGTCCGAACGATAATATCTGCCAATGAATTTATCAACCCAACACGACACGACACGACGGCGCCCAGCACCCCTCGAACCAGCCCCCCGGGGGTCCGGGCAAAGCGCCCGGCATTGGCAAACCGCCCCAGTAACCCCGGCCCCGGCCCGGGATATTAGAAAATTTTTTCACATCTCGATGCATTTTCTCCCATGTTAGTGCTGGACAATCCCAGATTAATCAGGATACCTTTCAGGTATCGAAACAGCCAACGACACGGAGGTCATCATGGCTACACAGTTCGCCCAGCAGGTCACCGACCTGATCACCACCAACCGCAAGGCCGACAAGGTAAAGCGTTGGCAGGAGCTTTCCGCTGCTGCCGCCCTGATCGAGGCCGAGATGAAAGCCCTGAAGGCGGGCATCCTCGAGACCAACGACCCGAGGTTCAAGATCGTCGAGGAGACGATCCGGGAAAGCGCCCCGGCCAAGGCCGACTACATCAAGATCCACGGCGAGGCCGAGTTCGAGAAGAACAAGAAGGTCACCAAGGTCAAGCGCCACGTCAAAGGGATCGCCTAACCAACCGGGGGGCTTCGGCCCCCCACCCGTCGGGCAGTGTGTGCTGTCCCCTGATGATGGCTGTTAGGCCGAAACGGGTAATCAGACATAACCACGGAGGTTGATATGTCTATTTCAAGAGTGTTCCTCGATGTCGAGGATGTTGTCGAGGTCGAGGTCGAGCGTCATGCGGACCGGGTCGAGATCTGGTACTGGCACAAGGGCGGGTCACGTGACCTCGGTCACGTCACGCTGCACGGCCAGCCGGGGATCAAGTTCAAGGACATCGAGGGTGACCGGACCCCGGTCCTCGAGCAGCAGCCGGAGCAGCCGGCGGCGTACGCCCCGAAGACCGGCCCCGAGACCCGGGCGCGTGTGATCGAGCTTCTCTCGAACACCCGGGACGGATACACGGTGGACCAGTTGGTCACGTTCGTCCCGAACATCACGACCCGGTCCTCGATGTGGACCGTGCTGCACGATCTCCGGAAGACCGGGGTCGAGATCAAGAAGGGGCCGTCACCATACGGTGGCCGTGCCCGGGCCTTCTGGATCGCTTAACCACTGCGCGGGGGCTGCGGCCCCCGCCAACCAACGGAGAGAGAGATGTTGGTTTATGAAGTCAACGTAGATGCGAACTGGGTGCAGATTGTTGTTGCGTCAAAGCCCCAGCGCACGGACCTGCAACAGAACGCAATGGAGCGCGGAGAGCATAAAGGCAACTGGGTTTTTCGCATCGCCAACAGCGACTATGGGTGGTCGCTACATGGTCCGATGCCGCTGTCCGTGCCGGACATCCATGACCTGCCCTGTGTGGTGGGTGGACAGAACCGCACCCCAGTTCATCGCAGGGTAGCGAAATGCCTCGAAGCATTAGACAAGCTATGGCTTGAGCTAGACGAGGGCGCCATTCCTAAAGCCTACGTCCCATCATAGGCTACACCAACCAGCGGGGGCTGCGGCCCCCGCCAACCAACGGAGAAGAAGAATGACACAGGAAGAGATGATCGAGGGCGCCAAGCGCGCCAAGTTCAAGATCGAGTTCATGGCGATGATGCTGATCTCGGATCGGAAGGACAAAGCAGCGGAGGCATATGAAGAGGCGCTGCGCGAGTTGAAGCAGATCATAGGAGCTAACAACGATGACTAAGAACGAGCGTGATAACCTAAAGGTTATCGGAAATCTTTTGCAGGTCATGTTTGAACAGGGTCTGCCGTTTAAGTGGGCGGTTGAGTATGAGGCCGCCGTCGAGGCTTACAAGACTATGGGCGGCCCAACACCAGATGTTGGCGTTCATCCAGAAAGCAGGGGGTTAAAAAAATGAGGAGCGGGGGCTGCGGCCCCCGTTCTTACGCGCTGCGCGGGCGCCCCTCGGCGCAGGTCGCAGGTCGCAGGTCTACATATATATGGCGCGGGTCGCAGGTCGCAGGTCGCAGGTCTATTTTTTAGTGGATTAGTTGGGATATTCTGGTACTATCTAGGTGAGCAATATCGCTCGATAACGGAGGTAATCAAATGAAGTATGCAGAGGAAATCCAGAAAGTGAATGGGCTGGTCAGTCAAGCCAGACATATGCTCGAGGAAGTCACGTGCGCCATGATGGAAGACAGCTTTTGCGATGAGGAAAAGCTGTTCGAACTCGAGGAACGCATTGGCGAACTCGATCACGTCGAGTATCAGCTTGAAAGCATAGCGCCCACAAACTAATCCTCCGTGCCCGGGCGGGCTGGATACCCGCCCGGGAAACACGGACCAAACGGAGACAGACAGATGACATTCAAAGAATGGTATAAGACATGCGATCAGATCGTATCACGCAAGCTCGGTGTAGGCGTCGAGGATTTACCAGACGCACCATGGCGCGACTACTACGAGGATGATCTCACGCCGCACCAAGCTATCGAGTGCGCTAAAGAAGATGCGTGGGATGACTACCTAGTGCCTGGCATCCTGTAACCGGTTCCTCCGGGACTAGGGCCACCATCCGGTGGCCCTAGTTTTTTGCGGTCCATATACATATGGCGCGGGCCGCAGGACGCAGGACGCAGGATTTATTTTATTTGATTACATGGGATATTCTGATATTATCTTAGGACATGGAAAAACACGGAGAAAAAACCATGCTTTCAAACGTCTCAAAAATGCCGGGCAAGTCTATATCCCGGTCAGCGTTCCGGTGCGGGGTTGGCAGTAAGCTGGCCGAAGTGCCGGGTTCCGTTTGCTTTGATTGCTACGCGCGCAAGGGCATGTATCGCATGCCCAACGTGGTAAACAAAATGGAAGAGCGGGAAGAATTCTTCCACGCCATCGATTTTGTCCCGCGCATGGTCGCCATGCTGAACCGGACGCGCGCGCCAGAATTCCGCTGGTTTGATTCCGGCGACGTGGAAGATATCCGCATGGGACTGAACATTCTGGACGTATGTGAGGCCACGCCAAACAAGCGCCATTGGATACCGTCAAAGGAATATCAAATCTGGGCAAAGGTTCTGAAGATTAGGAACCTGCCCGACAATGTCACGTTGCGGATATCGGCCCCGATGGTAGACGGACCGCCGCCGAAAGCGTGGCAGAACACCAGCACAGTCACCGCCGGGGATAACATCACCGGCCACGCTTGCCCGGCCCCGCAGCAGGATGGCAAATGCCAGGACTGTCGGGCCTGTTGGGACCGGTCGGTCGCCAATGTCACATACCACAAGCACTAGAACGGTTCTCCGTGGAAAGGGGACGGCCTACTGGCCGTCCCCTTTTTCGTCCGCGCTGCCGGCGCCATCGTCCCCGGGCGCAGGACGCAGGGCGCAGGACCATGATTCATATGCCGCGAGACGCAGGGCGCAGGGCGCAGCGGCTATATCACCATACCACCGGGCCGCAGGACGCAGGACCGAGAGCCTCGAACCGTGCAACTCGGCTGCTAAACCGCCGTCAAACAAAAATACAAGCCTCGTAGAGGGGTCGTGGACCAAGAAAAAACTTACACCACCACAGCGGGAATGCCCCAGATGCCAAGCAATCTGGGATTTTGAGATGGTAGAGCGTTCATTCTTGTTAATTTTTAGTTCAGCCCATACCGGCACACCATCCATGCACAGATATACGTCCGGCATACCCTCACCGGCACGGTTCTCAATCCGCTGGCAGTGGGTCTTTTTCGGTAACTTCTGCCTCAATGAGTTCCATAGCTGGCGTT